ATCCCACCTCCTCCAATCCCTTCTTTCCCCGTGATGAGTGGCAGACAATTCAAGCCACCACCCCAGAAATTATCTTAAGGCAGGAATACTTAGCCGACTTCTTAGAAGACTCTGCCACCGTCTTCAAGAACTTAGACCGTTGCTACCGAGGAGAACTTGCCTCTCCAGCCGAGGGTGAAAGATATTCCATAGGCGTAGACCTTGGCAAATCAGAGGACTTTACCGTCATAACAGTAATGAGGGAATCCGACTGCCAACTTGTCCACCTCTACAAGATTAACAAGGTTGACTGGTCTCTCCAGAAGAAACAAATCAAAGCCATCTCCACTCTCTACGCCCCCAACTCCGTCTGGATTGACTCCACAGGACTGGGCGACCCTATTGAATCAGATTTAAGACAAGCAGGCGTTGCCACCAGAAACTTTAAGTTTACCAATGCCAGCAAGCAAGAACTCATTGAGCAACTCATAGTTGCTATTGAGCAGGGCTTCATAGGCATACCACAAGTCCCACAAACCCAATTCCTCATTGACGAACTCAAGGCATTTACTTATGAGATATTACCTTCAGGCAGACTCCGCTACACCGCCCCAGAAGGTCTCCACGACGACGGAGTTATCTCATTAGGTCTGGCAGTAAAGGGAACTGCCCACTCATTCTACAGAAAGAAATCAGAGGAAGACAATGTTCCTTATCTCTCCGCCAAATGGTTAGAAAGAAAAAGGTATGACAACGCAATAAAGCACAATAGAGTAGTTCCAAAGAGGTTAAGGAAGGTAGTGCCGTTGCCAGCGTTTGGATAATTATGAATAATACTTTTATATATATGAGCGGTAGGAAAATTAGTTTAGAGGAGATTGAAAGGAAGGCAAAAGAGTTTAACAAGACGCCCTCACGGACAGAGCGGAACTTCCACCAAAGTAATTCTGACATAGCCAAAGTGCTAAACATAAAAGGGAAGTCAACATTTGTCTGTGAGGGAGGTCTAAACAGGAGGACAAGATGACGAACAAGAAAGCAAAGAAGGCAGTAAAGGAAACCAATGCCGTAAAAGACATTACCCCTGACGGAAAGTTTAAGGAAAATGTGGATAATGTCATAGCAACATCTGTATCAAAGGATAGCCCAATAGTCGCACCAACCCTGCCTCAAGCAGAAAACTTAAAGCCAGATAAGGTTGGTCCATCAATAGGAGAACAGAAAACAGCCAAACTTCTTAAAAAGAAAAGGAAGTAAATGATAGCCATAAAAAGAGAGGAAGTCTCCCGCTGGAAGCTTGAAATAGAGCAGGGCGAGGAATTCCGCAGGGAACAATTCGGCTGTTATAACCACGACGATAAGTATGGCGTCTCAAGAAACCTTGACTATTATGAATGCGGATATTCAGCCGAAGACGGACAAGAGTGGCACTTAAACCCCATAGCCACCCTCAACATAATCTTCCCCATAGTAAAGAACATAATCCCCTCCCTCTACTACCGCAACCCCCACGTTCTCGTCCTTCCTAACCGCAGGCAAGATGAGGATTCTGCTCCCATAGCAGGTGAAATCCTCAACTACTACTACAAGGAATTAGACATAAAGGAAGTCAACCAGCAAGTCGTCTTTGACGCCTACGTATTAGGTATGGGCGTCTCCAAGATAGGTTATGCCACCCAATTCGGAGCAGACATTGAAGACCCCAATGCCAAGAAACGCAAGGAAGAAAGCCGTGTCCGAAAGTTCCTTGGAGCAATGGGCATAGGCAAGAAGAAACCAGAAGAAGTCAGGCAAAACCCCGACCTCAACGAATTCATCAAGACTGAGAAACCCTATGTCGTCTGGATTTCCCCGTTTGACTTCATCATAGACCCCAGAGCCAACTCAATCCACGATGCCCAATGGGTCGCTCATAGGATAAGGAAAACTTTATCAGAGGTTAAATCCAACAAAAACTATTCCAACACAAGCAACCTCCAGCCCTCCCCCATTGAACGCAAGGGTTCAATGCTTGATTTAGACCAGACCAACATAGAAAAGTTCCAGACCATAGACCTCTATGAAATCCATTACAAGACAGACGAGGGCATAAATATCCTCACCCTTGCCAAAGACCAACAGGACTACAAAGCCCTCCGCCACGAGAAGTCCGTCTACAAGATGGACGGCTTCCAGTTTGAAGTCCTTACCTTTAATAAGCATTCCCACAAACTCTATCCACAATCCGAGATTACCATAATCCGCCCTCTACAAGACGAAATCTCTGATGTGTTTGACAGCATATTAGACCAAGTAAGGAAGTTAGTGCCGAAGGTGTTTGTGGACGATACAGGACTTACAGCAGACGGAAGATTAGCCCTTGAACAAGGCGGTGTAGGTGCTCTAATCAAGTGTAATAGAGCCCCCAAAGATGTAGTTGAACAAGCAAACTTCACTCAAGTCAAGACAGACCTTTCCGTCTTCATAGAAAAACTCATTGACATAGTTGCCCTCATAGTCGGCTTAACCCGTGCTCAACTCACAGGACTTACCTCTGCCGAAACCGCCACAGAAGCCCAGATTGGTCAGTCAGGGCAGAATTTAAGGAGAAGTAATCAAGGCGACATTGTCCAAGACTTCATCAACAAGCAGAGCAGAAAACTCTGGCAGATAATCTCTGACCCAGACCTCTTTGACTTACAGGATTTAGAGTTCATCACAGGCGAACCCATTACCAACCAACAAGGACAAACCCAATACAACTGGCTACAAGTCAATCCTGATAGAGCCAAGAAACTAATTCAAGGAGAGTTTGCCTTTGATATAGAGGTAGGTTCTGCCCAGAAACCCGACCTCGCAGTTATCCGTCAGCAGATAACCAATGTTGCCAGAGACCTCTTTAACCCCGTAGTTGACCAGCAACTAATAGACGAGGGAACAAAGTTAAGCCATACAGAACTCTTAAGAGCAGTCCTGCGTGCCTTCCCTGACGTGTTCCGTTCACCAGAGAAAATCCTTCAGCAAGCAACCCCTCAACAGCAACTTCAGAACCAACTCCGTCAACAAGCAGAGGTTTCAGGGCGGGGAAATTCCATAGAAAATGCTGGAGGCAATGCTCCAAGAACTCCTCCCACTGCTACAACAATTCAAGAGCAGGTTTACGGGGAGCAAGGAGGAGGTGCCACCTGATTTACCCAATCCCCCCCTGCTGTAAGAAATGTAATACCTTTAGAACCTTTAGCCAAACTTCTAACACTTGGAATTGTTCAGAATTAGATTGGTGCAAGAAGTTTAAGGAGTGGTATAATGAGATATAAAAGGGTATTGTTTGTAGGCGATAGAAGTAATTTAAGGAAGGATTTTCAGGATATAGAGGATTTCCCCTATAGACCTACGTATTTGGAAGATGGTATGCCTGTAGTTTTTGCTGATAGTGAAGATAAATCAACTCTCTTTGAGCAGTTGAAAGAGGAAGGTTATGAGGTAGTAGAGGCAAAATGAGCAAAGATAGAACTATTGATGGTTTATCTGTATGGTTTCCCAAATCCAAAGGCAGTCCACAGGGCTATTATGACAAGACCTTTGGCAAACACTTCAAGTCCCGTCAAGATAAGGTCGCCTATATGAAAGCAAACAATATGCGTGAAGACGGCTCAATGGAAAGTTCCAAGCATAGAGCAACCCGCATTGTCCAAGAAGTCAACGCAGGCAGAGAGAAACAGGGCTTACCCCCACAATCTGCCTCAAGAATACTCGGAGATAGTCCACACGCAAAGTATGTGAGGAAGTATTATTAAGGAAAGGAGAAATTAGCTATGGCTTATATGCCAAAGTCAGAAAGACGTATGCCAGTAAAGAGCAGAACAAGGAAATCCACCCCTGGCAATATGTATGACGCAACAATGCCAATGAAGACCAAGAAGCCCTCTAAAGGTCAAACAAAGGACTTCAGGTTCAGTGCCTAATAAATGGAAGGTAATCTCTTTCTATACTCCCAAGTATAAGGATATAGTAAGGAGTTTAAGGAAGAGCCTCAATAAGTTCAATATCCCTTATGACATTGAGCCGATGGAAGACAAGGGGAGTTGGAAGAAGAATACCTACCAGAAGTGCCAGTTTATACGCCGTAAGTTAGATGAACACAATGACACCCTTATCTGGTTAGACGCTGATGCCATAATAATGAAGTATCCCAAGTATTTTGACTTCATTGAGGAAGATGTGGCAGTTTATATCAAACGCAATACAAGATTATGGGGAGAGATAATTTCAGGGTGTGTGTTCCTACGCAATACCCCACAAGTCAAGCAATTCGTGGACTGGTGGGTTGACCTATGTGCCAAAGATACAATATACCACTTAAGAGAACAGCAACATATGTCCAATGCCTTAAAGGAATTCTATCTCTTAAAGCATTGGGTATCTGTATTCTTCCTTCCCAATTCCTATAGCGTAATCAAAGGAATTACCGAGTGGGAAGAACCTGTAATCTTCCAATCCCAAGCGTCAAGAGGTATCAAGGGCAGAGGTTGCGGAGGAATGGTTCCTGAATATGAGTAATCCAAGTTATCCAACCAAAGCAACAAGAACAGATATAGGAGGCAAAATGAGTCCTTGTAAAGGAAGATATGGCAGGAAACGGAAACCAAAGCGTAGGAGACGTAAATAAGTGTCCAAGATAGCAGGCATTCCCCGACATAAAGGAAAGCAAAGAGGTCAGGGTTGGCGTCGCCTTGAGCAAGAACCCAAAGGCACAACCAGAGCCAACCGCAAGAGGTTAAGAGGGCATACTGATATGGAAACCTTTGCTGGTTTTCAGAGGAAGTCGTGGTAGAAGTTCAAGGTTTCTATCACGACACATTAGAGGAAGCCGAAAGCACTAGGAATATGATAAGGAAAGGTGCTGGAAGGTCTAACCTTGAAATCCATCATAATGACAAGGGCTATTATTGTGTAAATGTATATGCCAGTAAGGAAGATTACATTAAGGATAGCATAGACGCCTATGAAAATTCCTATCTCTGACCTCTCTTGGGACAAACGCTCAGGTATGGCAACCTTCAAGACCGAGAAAAACCTCAATGCCTACCTTGACCGCTTGGAAGAGGACATAAAAATGAACGGAATAACCTTACCACCCCGTATTCGTTCCTCAACCCCTATGGAATACCGTCGACACTCTAAAAAATACAGGGTTCTACAAGGCAACCACCGCTGTGAAATTGTCAAAAAGTTAGGTTGGAAAGAAATTGAGGTAGATTTATGCCAAATTCATTAGATAATTCACTATCAAGGGCATTTGAGGAGAGGATTTTGCCAAGATATTCAGGACACGAGCAAGAACCCGCCGATATTACTGATATTAGTATGAACGTTGAAATAAACTCCTTGCTCAAAGCATTCCAGTCTGTAATTACAGCATATCTACAAAGGTTAAACGGCATTCCCTCTCCCTCTGGAGAAACAACGCAGATAATTGCGTCTAACTGATGCCAAAACAAGGAGCAGAAGCCACAACTTATACAAGGTATATGGGTTTTGATACGGTCTTCTATTATGACAGTTCAAGCCGTCAGGAATATGTCTGTCTGGCATTTCCAGGGGCATTAACAAGTTCAGCAAACTGGCAAATCTACAAATTATCCTATGACTCCAGTGGTAGGCAAAGTAAAAGGCGTTATGCCGAGCAAAATGACAAGTTTGACAAAATCGCTGATAATTATTCTACTTATGACTTTACTGACATCTAATCTGTATGCGGTAGATTGGTCAGAGTTAGATACCATTATTAACTATGATACCCAGAAGACAGATTATGTGTTGGATATAGATGGTTTAAGCAGTGATGTGGTAACTTCTGGCACAGTATCAGGCGTAGATGTCATTGCCACTGACCTTACCGTCTATGAAGACATTATTACTTCCAATGATGTATTTAGATTAGATAGTCTATCTGGTCGTGTAGGTATAGGAACTTCCGCCCCATCTTCTCTATTGGAAATCCAAGACGCTGAAGTAGAAATTAAGATAGGCGACGGCACATACACCCATATTATAAAGTCCTCTGACGCAGAAGGATTCGCAGGAACTGATTTAAGAATAGGCGTAGATGAATCAACCAGAAACATTATCTTTTGCGACACAGGGGACATTGATGCTGATGTTGGGGATATGACGGTGTCAGACGACCCTTCCTTCTGGTTGTTGAGAGAGGAAGGTACACAAGGTGGGTTTTATTCTTGGGATAGGTTGCAGTTAGACTCCGCACAGATTATTGGTGGAATAGGTTGGAACTATATTTGTGCTTGGGCACATATATTCTCTACCACCTCTGATAACGCTGGAACCTCCTATCCTAATACTTATGACTTCTCATCAGGCTCAAATGACCAGCTTACTGCCTCAAGCATAGAGCAGGGCTATATGGCTATCTATCCCCAAGTTAACCAGACCTCTACAGCAAACTATGTAGGTCTTTTAATGGACGTTACTGAAGCAGCCACCACAGCCGAACAAGACTACCTGATGGATTTAAGGATAAGCGGGACAAGTAAGTTTAATGTAACAAACGAAGGCAACGTCGGCATAGGCACAACGGACCCAGCGGCGGAATTAAATGTCAATGGCGATATTTTGCTAAAAAATGGTGGCGAGATATATTCCGAGCAGGACTTGATACTTGAGAATCGGGGTGGTTCTGGAGATTTAACATTAAGGTCAGACAGACACTTTTTGTTCCAGGATGAAGGTGGAGCACAAGCAGGATATATGAAGATTGAAGACGGTGGCAACGTCGGCATTGGCACAACGGCACCTACCGCAGTCCTTCACCTAAAAGCAGGGACAGCCTCCGCTTCAACAGCACCGCTAAAATTCACAGCAGGGACTGCCTTGACAACTCCAGAAACAGGAGCAATGGAGTTTCATAACGATAGGTTTTATATTACAAATGTAGCTTGCAGGAGAGTGATAGACAGAACCTGCGGAGTGATAACCTCAACCACGACGGTGTCTGATACGACTGATGAGTCCACTATATTTACTTGTGAACTTCCTGCTAATTGTTTAAAAGTCGGAAACCATACCCATGTTGAGGCCAACGGAGTTATATCCACCGCTACGGCTGCCGACGATATTACCGTAACTACTTATGTAGGGTCTGATTTGATAAACACATACAACCCGGCAATCGGCAATGTAACTAACGCCAGCTGGCATGTTGAAATCCACATGACTGTAAGAACGGTAGGAGCAACAGGGACTATCGCCACTCATGGCCATGTAGAGATAGACGGTAACGAGGACACCGCTAACGAACTTGACACGGTAGACACGACAGCAGCGAACGATATAACGATAAAAGTCCAATGGGACAACGCAAAGGCAGGAAACACTATAAGCATTTATCAAGGTGCTGTACACTGGTCTGGATAAAAGGAGGGCAATATGAAAATCATAGCAATTATCATAGGGATTATGTTAATGGCAGAAGTCGGTCTTTGTGGCGTATCGTATGAAATCCAAGACGGCGACGTCATAGTTACCCACCAATTCACAGGCGATAAGGCAAAGATTAAAAAGGTCTATAACAAAGCCGCAGAGGAACTCTATTCAGGCACAGAAGACTTTGAAACCTTAACCGACCAAGAGAAACTTGATATAGTCCACGCCTTTATTATAAGACAGGTCAAGGACAGAGCAAGACGGAGAATTGTCAATGACGCAGAAGCAGTCGGAACAACCACAGGCAATACCGAATACAATGATACAACGGAGTTAAATGACTTATAGCGTAAATAGTGGAAGTCGCTACCACTAAAAGGAGAAGTAGAAATGCCAGAACAGGACGTAAATAATCAGGTCGTTCCACCCGTCCAACCTGACGGTGAGCAAGTTGCTACCCCACCAGTAGCAGAACCCTCAGAACCACAGGCGACGGAGACCCCAACTCCGCAAGAAGGGGAAACGCCAGAAGTTCAAGAGGAACAAAGGGTGCCGTATGACAGGTTTAAGAGTGTGGTAGATGAGAAGAACTTTTATAAGCAACAGGCTGAAAGTTTACTTCAGCGTCCACCACTGCAACCTCAACCCCCTCAACCCCAGCAAGACCCGTATGCCCACCTCGCACCAGAGGAACAGGTCTTTTACAGAAATCAGGAAGCAATGATGAAAAGAGTGGCAAAGGAAACTATGGCTGAGAGTAACAAGCAAACTCAAGGTCAAATCCAAGCCGCCCAGCAGGAATTCGCAAGAATAAAGGTCAATGAATTCCGTAGAGACCATCCTGATGTAAAAGCAGGTTCTGAAGACGAGGAGGCAATAGCCAAGTTAATCCAAATGGGCTATCAGCCAAACCACGCATACTGGTCTCATATGGGACCAAAAGGGGTTCAACAAGCCAATCAAACGGCACAGAGACAAGTTAAACGACAGATGCAGGTAAAGAAGCAGGCAAATGTGGAAACAGGCAGGTCAATCCCGCCTTCTTCCAACATACCTGCTACTGATGAGACCTATGAACAAACTTTGGATAAGGAACTTGCCAAGGAAGGTCTTTAAGTAATCCTGCACAGATTGAAAGGGTAATAAGATGGCAAACACGAGTTATTCTGCTGCCATTACCCGCACTCTTCAAAAGCACGGAAAGAGGATATTTGATAACATTTCCACGAACAACACGGTTCTCTACCAGTTAAGAAAACGTGGGAACATCAAACTTTCCGAAGGTGGTCGTGTATTTACCCACCCGCTTTACTACGTAATCAACACCAGTTTCGGTTCATACGCACCTCTGGCGGCAATCAGAACACCAGTAATGAACGATTACACCAGAGCAGAGTATCCTATTAAGGTAGTCGCAGGTTCTCTCATTATTGACGACCTTGAGTTAGCAAAAAATCAGGGAAGCCGAGAGCGTCTCCTTAACTACGGGGAAACTGTGCGTAAAGCTGGCGAGATTAGTATGGAAGAGACGATGGGCGACCAAGTGTTTAATGATGGCAGTGGAGCCAATGACTTTGATGGGATACCCCACCTGATAAATAACGCACCGTCAACCCAGTCAGACGTAGGTGGTATTGACCCGTCAAGTTATAGTTATTGGCGTAATCAAGTAGGCAGTGCTGTAAGTGCCTTCAACACCTCTAACGAGGGAAGAGACGCAATGAACGCCCTTGTAAGAGATTGCACCTTCGGCAGGCGTGGACCAACAGCAGTAATTACCACCAAGACAATCCACGCTTTGTATGAAGCCAGTATGACTTCCTCAATCAGGTATCTTTCAACAACTCTTGATGAAGGAGATAGGGCTTTTACAAATCTTGCTTATAGGACTATGCCAGTAATGTTTGACGATAACTGCACGACAGATGTTCTCTATATGATTGACTTTGAAACCTTGTGGCTCCAGCTTTTATCACAAGGCAACTTCCAAGTTACTCCATTTGAGCCATCGCACAATCAGTTCTCGGAAACGGCATTGATGAAAGTATATGGCAACTTAACTTGCGGTAGCCGTAGGACACAGGGCTACTTAGCAGTAACAGGATAGGGGGACAAATGAGAAAGTTATTTTTACTCACTTTGGCACTCCTGTTGGTTACAGCAGTTAGTGCCAATGCGGCATCAATACCATTAGCGGTTGACGCACAATACTATCCAGAAGTTTGGACAACTTCCGTCTATAACAACACAACCTCCGCAATGACTTCTGGAACAGTTGTTAGCTGGGATTTTGCTAACTCAACAGGGACTTATGCCGACCAGTGTAACTGGGTTGTATTACCTGGAACAAATGCTTCACACATAAGGACAGCAGGGGTTGTAACTTCTGACTCCATTGCTTCCTATGGCAGTGGCGACATTTGTATCAGGGGTGTAGTGCTTGTTAGGATAAGGGAAACCGTAACAGCAGACTATGTTGCTGGCTCGTCTTCAACTTATAACGGCTACGCACAGAACAATGCTAATGATTCTGCGGCATACACTTATCTTGGTATCTGGGTTAACACGGAGGCAATTCTTTCTACTATTGGAGAGAACGAGTATTGCTTCGTAAATCCAGCAACGGTGTTTAACGACTAAACCACTTGAGGCGGGCGGAAGCGGAAACTTCCGCTCGTTTCTCTTAATAATATGATTAAGATTTGTCCACGATGTAAAAAGGAATTTGAGCAAACAAGAAAGGACAGAATTTATTGTTCTCCAAATTGTGGACGAGCTGTTAGGAATAGAGGGAGAAAGCAAAAAAGAAGTAAAGAAGGTTGGAGAAGACGTTGGAAAAGGCAAAGAGAAAGAAGAAAGGCAAATGGAACAATATATTATACGGCATCTGCTTATAAAGAAATAATTTTATCATTATTTGATAATAAGTGTCAAAAATGTGGTAGTAAAGATAAATTGCATGTTCACCATATTGTCCCTCGTTTTTTAGGGGGCAAAAATCATATAAAGAATATAACTATTTTGTGTTTAAACTGTCATTACAAATTACATCACGAATGAAACTATTATTTGCTATATTACTTATATTCCTAACAGGTTGTAGCCGAACAATTTATTACCCACAAGGCGACTTCTCCTACAAAGGTGCTATCCCTTGGTATTCGTGCTATAAAGACCCGAAGACCTGCTACAAGTGTGGCAAGAAAACTGTATTCTTCAAGTTAGACAATAAGGATAGGTTCTGGTGTCAGAAATGCTACCGAAAATTATTGAGGCGTAAAAGATGAGATGGATTTTACTGACATTATTCATAGGATTACCCTTTAGCCATTTCCTCGGCTTCAGTGCCTTTAGAAATGTCCCTAACTTTATCTGGTGGATACACGGGGCATACTTCCAAATCTGCGTCCTGACTGCCTTCTGCTATTCCTTATTCAGAATACCCCATAAATCCCTTATCTCATTAAGAACCTGTAGCAATATGCCTCTATTCCTCTTTACCTTATGGACAGGGCTTTCAACCCTCTATTGGTGGAACAAAGCCATTACCCTTAACCACTACAATTACTTTGTCATATTCCAGTTCATCAATCTCCTCTCTTTCATTATCCTCTATAAACTAATGATACAATACCTTACCCGAAAGAACTTGGAAACCATATTCAACCTCTATTCCATTGCCATATCTGTCATAGTAGCATATTGTATAATCCAGTTCCTTGACCTTGACCAATTCCTACGCCCTGTTGACCCCACTATCTTTAAGAGGGACAGAATTGTAGGTATGAGTGGCAATACCTCTCACTTGGCAGGATACCTCTCAATGTGCCTGCCTGTCCTCTACTACCATAGAACCAAACTATCTGCCATCTCAATAGTCCTTGTATGGGCAATTATCCTCTATACTGGCTCTCTCTCTGGCTTCATAGGAGCACTCATAGGCACAATTTTCTTCAACTTCTTCCACAAAATAAGGTTCAAGTATGAAGGGATATTGTATGCCTTATTAGGAGTTGTCCTCCTCACAATAGTCCTCCATAAGGGCTGGGATTGGGTAATCCATTACTTCCTTAACCTATCAGGCAGGGTTGAATGCTGGAAAGCCCTTTACCCGACCTTTAAGAAACACTCCATCGTAGGCGGGGGATTAGGGCTTGTAAGATTACTTGACATCCTCAAAACCCCTACTGAAACTTGGCGACACGCCCATCAAGAGTTCTACCATTTTGCCATTGAAACAGGGCTTGTAGGGCTTGGCATAATTATCTACGGTATTATCCATTACTTTAAGGTATTCCTTAATTCAGCAAGAGACAGATTACAGGTAGCAATGGCAACTATATTCCTTGTAGGGCTTGTAAATGCTATGTTCAACTTTCCATTTCACCTTTTTCTTCCAGGGTCGTTAATTATGCTGGCATACGGCGGAACCTTCGTGTTGAAAGGGGATAATATATGAGGTGTTTCAGTCCTTTGACCTCTAGTAATAAAACCTCAAAGCTAACAATAGAGGGGATGATAGACGTGATAACAGGAGCCTATAACCTGTCTACCCCGACTAGGATAATACTTACTAGTTGGATAAGCAGTATAATATCCCCTCGGCTTATAGTATTAGCATAAAGCTAATCTTAAATTCTTTTTATAGGACATCCTAGGTAAAAGAGTTTAGGGCTCCCTATGAGCTGAGGGATTAAAAGGAGAGACCAATGGCTACTAAATTAGAGATAAATACCAATGTTCAGAAAAGGGCAAGGACAACAGGGCTTGATGATATGGTAGATGATTTTATCAACAATTCCATCGACGAGCTGCAAGACCCTGGCTGGGCATTTGCTCCCCGTAGATTACATCACCACCTATGGTCATTTAATAAGCGTAAGACAACTTTCTCAACTGTTGCTAACCAAGAAGACTATCAACTCCCAAGGGATTTAGATGAGATAGGGTTATTGAGGCAGACAGATAGCCCATATAAGTTAAGGCAACTGCCAGATGAAATCTTCTATCGTATGTATCCCAACCCTACTGCCACAGGCAACCCCTTTCTTTATAGAGTATGGGAGGAAACTGGAGTTGCCACTGACCTATCCACCGACGACAAGGTTTCTGTAGTTAGTGATAATACTGCCGACACTACCCAAAAGGTTTCAGTAGTGGGCTACCGTTCCTCTGACGGTATGCGTGATAGCGAGGAAATCTCCCTTAATGGCACAACCACAGTGGATGGCACTATTACTTGGAAGTCAGGTCGCCCTCTCCGAATATCCAAGTCAGCAGACACCACAGGCAAGATTTCCATATATGAGGTAACCACTGACACAAACCTCTTGGTAGAATTAGGACCAGAGGAACGAGCCACACGTTTCAAGGAATTATCCCTCTATCCTATCCCTGGCAGTGCTATAACAATGTATCTTGAATACTTCACTCGTTTAAGGCACGTCCATCAAGATACCGACGCCCCTGACTTGCCTGAAAAGTGGCATTGGGTAATTGAGCAGGGAACTCTTGCCAAACTCTATGAATATAAGCAGGATAAGGAAATGATTGCCTCAACCTACAGCATTTATCTCAACGCAGTAAGGAACATGATTATATCCGACAATGTAGTTTATGATTATATCCCTTATTTAAGGTCAACTATGAGTTGGCGTCGTAGGTATGATAGATATAAACTGGGCGACGAAGCTGCAAGTGGTTATTACGGCACGCCCTATGGACTATGGCCTTGGTAAAGAAACTATTATTTACAATACTTATATTAGGAATATGTGTTAATGCCTTTGGGGCAAAGCAACAATATCCAGCCGAAGGCACTCTTGCGTTTCTTGGTTTAGACAACACCTCCGCCCCTACCATAATCCAAGACAACCGAGCCGCCAACCTCCAGAACATAATGTTAAACCTTGACGGTTCTGCCGAGAAGCGTGAAGGGTATGATACTGTCAATGACATACTTGACGGACCTGATGCGGTTGATAACTTTGAGTCTATAACAGGCGGGTATGAGTTAAGGACTTCTGGCGGAACAAACTACAACCTTGCCATATGCGGTTCAAGGTTCTTCTATGACAATGACGGGACTTGGACAAGGATTTATGGTGCTACAATAACTGAAGGGCAAAACTACCAGTTCGTATGGACTACTGCCCTTGATACAGCCATAGCCACCAATAACCAAGATGTTCCTATCAAATGTGCTGGCACAACTCAAAACAATGTTGTCTTTACTGGGCTTACTGACACAATTACAAAGGCAAAGTGCGTAATATGGTGGAAGAATTATCTTATCTGGGGCAACATTACCTCTGACAGAGCACACACTACCCGTATTCGCTGGTCTAATGTAGGCACTATTGAGACCTATACTGATGCTGATTATATTGACATTGCCACTGAAGGCGGTCAACAGATAGAGGGCTTCGGCATACTCTATGACAACCTTTATGTCTTTATGGGCAACAGCATATATAAGGTATCTCTTGTAGGTGGAGATGATGTATTCGTAATCTCAAAGGTAGCTGAGGGAATTGGTTGCGTTGCCAAGAACTCCATACAGAATATCACTATTCAGAATACAGAACACCTTACATTTCTTTCAAGGGACGGCAATATCTACACCTTGAGTGGAATAGGGGTAAATGAAATATCTCTCCTCATTAGGGGAACAACCAGTGGATTAAAGGTTTCCCGCCTCCAGTATGCTGTTAGTGGAAATGATTTAGCCGATAAGCATTATTACCTTTCAGTAACCAATACCGAAGCCGCCACAACCAACAATCTCCTCTTGGACTTCTATTACGAGATAGGCGAGTGGTCAAAGCATACTGACATAAATGCTAATTGTATGTGGACGGCAGATGACGCTGATGGTTTCCCGCAGATTTTCTTCGGCAGTGATAATAGTC